CCTTACGCACCGCAACTTGCGTGAGCGTATCGAGTTTCTTGAAGACGAGATCGCAACCATGCTTGATGACCGCAAAACCTTTGACCGGGAGATAGCAAAACATGGAGACAAATAGCCAGGACATTCTCCATCAAGTCGATGGCATCATCTCGGAGCGAGGCCTCCAGTATGGTGACCCGAGCGAGAGCTTCTGCCAGATTGCTGAGATCTGGACGACGCTCCTGAGAAGCCAACTCGCACCGGGCCAGCGCTTGAGTGCGAGCGATGTGGGTTTACTCATGGCCTCGCTTAAGATCGTGAGGCAGTCGAACACCCACAAACGGGACAACCTCGTTGACGCGATCGGCTACCTGACGATTGTGTCACGACTGGAGGAGCGACCATGAGTGTAATCAAAACAATCAGCGAATACTTTGCCGGGTTGCCTGCCCGCTCACCGAGATGGGCAGCGGTGCGAGGGGCGCACCTCAAACGCAACCCGACCTGCGCAGCGTGTGGGACTAAGGACAAGCTCGAGGTACACCATATTCACCCATTCCATCTTTTCCAAAATCTCGAGCTCGAACCATCCAACCTCCTGACCTTGTGCGAGACGGGTGGCAACTGCCATATCATGCTCGGGCACCTCAAGCATTGGAAAAGCTACAACCTGAGTGTAAGAAAAGATGCGGAGGTTTTATTACAGAAAATAAAAGCCAGACCGTGAGGCTCGAGGTTCCGATACCACCGAGCACGAACCAACTCTTCCGGGCCTCGGGTCGGCGTGGCAAATTCTACAAGGCGAGGTGCTATATGGCATGGCTCGCCGAGGTCGCGATCTTGATACCGAGAGGCAAGGCGCTTGAAGGGCTTGCCGAGATCCTCATCGAGATACATGGTGGCGAAGGTTGGACGCACCGCAGGGATCTCGATAACACCAATAAAGCGGTGATCGATATGTTGGTGAACAAGGGTTACCTTCATGACGATAACACCAAATATGTGAGACGCATCACCACCTCTTATCATCCTCCGACCCAAGCTAAAGTGCGAGCGATTTGCGTTGTTTACCTTAGACGCACACAATGTTGAATAGTTTTTTTAGGAGACCGCATTTGGCAAAGCCAAAACAGCGTTGGTCTTGTGGGACTATAACCGATCGTGTTCATGAACTCCGAGTGAGCTTCCCGAAATCGGGAAGCCGCTTCCGATTTCTAGCACTGACCGACCTCCATTGGGACTCAGCGCACTGCGACCGAGCCTTCTTGAAAAAGCATTTGGATTATGCACTCGCAGAGAACGCCCCGGTAGTAATCGTGGGCGATCTCTTCGATGTGATGCAGGGAAAATATGACCCGAGATCAGACCCGAAGACGCTGAGACCCGAGCACCGTGGAAGCAATTACTTTGACCTTATAAGCAGCACCGCACTCGAATGGTTCAAGCCTTATGCAAGCATCCTTGCACTAATTACACCGGGTAATCATGAAGCCTCAATCATCAAGAGAAACGAGATTGACCTGATCGATAGACTCACCCACTCGCTGAGAACCCAACACAACTCTCCCGTTATCTACGGTGAGGACTGGTGCTACCTCCTACAAAAAAACGATAGAACAACAGGCAAGGCCGATGTCAGGACGAAGCGCATCTTCTTGCACCACGGCTATGGTGGCGGTGGCGAATCAGGCCGAGGCATTCCCCAGCACCAAGCAACCCGCTCGCAATGGCAGGCTGATGTCTTCATCAGTGGACACATTCATCGACGCAACACCGATCACAATGTCATCACCAGCGTCAGCGGTAAAGGCAACATCGAGACTACCGATCAATGGTTTGTCAGGTGCGGATCTTACAAACAAGAATTAGATTGCGGGTGGCACATCTCCCGAGGCGCCGCAGCTAGGCCACTTGGCGGTTGGTGGATCACGACCGAGATGACTAGGTCGAACTCGCACACCGAGTACAACACCTTCCCGGAGCAACCATGAGATCGCACAAGCCACCACGACATGAGGTCAGGTTTCACGATGCGCCTGGGTGCAAGCCGCCGAGGTTATGTTCCTCCAAGCGTGGCTACGGTTACCAATGGCGACAACTTCGCAAGCTAGTCTTTGCTCGTTCTCCGCTCTGCGTGCGATGCGCAGCGCCTGCAACTGATGTTGACCACATCATCGCAAAGAGTCACGGCGGCAGCGACTCCCTCGACAACCTCCAGACCCTATGCCACAAGTGCCACGCACTCAAAACATGGCATGAAGACAAGGTCGGCGGTGGTTTCGTCAAGCTCTCAGCGAGGGCTCAAAAATGACCATTTTTGGAGCGAAAAAGGGGAGGGGGGTCTTTTTTGTTTCAAGAGGGGTCAGTTCACCTCGCGTGGTATGCGTGGACAAAGATTCACGATTTTGGGCCTTTTTCATGATGTTTATGGAGTAGTGGTATGAAAGGTAGAAAAAAAACACCGACGGCGATACTAAAAATGCGAGGGTCGTGGCGTGCGAAGACGCGCCCAGGCGAACCCGCTCCGAGCGCATCGCAACTCGACTCGCCTGAGTTTCTTGGGGCCCGTGAAAAGATTATCTTCGACCAGATGAGCGAGGCGTTGTTCCGTGTTGGCGTACTCACCGAGATCGATGGCTCGTCGCTTTCTCGTTATGCGATCTGCCTCGTCAGGTGGATCGATGCGGAAGCTTCTTTGAGCGCTGGAACTCCAACGCATATCGAGATCATGGGTGATGACGAACGCCCGAAGGGTTACAAAGAGACCCCGCCTTACATGGTGAGTTGCAAAATGCACGACCAACTTTTAAAACTTGAATGCCAGTTCGGGTTAACACCCGCATCTCGTCCGAATCTTCAGTCAACCAACGGCGGCAAAGATGGCATCATCGACATCATGAGGGCGATCCAATAACAACCCGAGCGCCAAGGAAAAAGAAGCCGGTCACACCGAAAGATCACCCGATCGTTCGGTTCTTTGGTGACCACTTGCGCCATACGAAGGGCGAGTGGGCTGGCACGGGTTTCGTCCTGGCTGAATGGCAGCGTCAGTTCTTGAATGAACTCTTCGGGACGGTGCGCAAAGATGGCCTGCGCCAATACCGCACCGCCTACCTCGAGGTGCCCAGAAAGAACGGTAAGTCAACTCTCGCAGCGGGCATCGCTCTCTTCTTGCTCTGCCTTGATCGTGAAGAGGGTGCGGAAATCTACAGCGCAGCATCCGACAAAGATCAAGCCTCGATCGTCTTTGACCAAGCCTGCCAGATGATCGAGGAGAACCCAAACCTCTCAACAATGCTCCGCATCTATCGCAACAAAACCATCGAGCATAAAAGCTCGAACTCGTTCTACAGATCGCTATCCTCGGATGCCTTCACCAAACACGGGCTCAATGCTCATGGTGTGATCGTGGACGAGGTGCACGCTCAGCCGAATCGAGAGCTATGGGATGTGTTAACAACCAGCACCGGCGCACGAAGGCAACCGCTCACGCTCGCGTTGACTACCGCAGGGCATGATCGCCAGAGTCTATGCTGGGAGCTTCGCCAGTATGCCGAAGGGGTCAACGATAAGCTCATTCACGACCCGACTTTCTATAGCAAAATCTACACCTCAACAGGCGATTGGAAGTCTGAATCGACTTGGAAACAAGCCAACCCGAACTATGGCGTCACGGTAAAGGAAGACTATTTTGTCAAGGCAGTCGCAGAGGCATCAGCAAACCCCTCAAGAGAGAACGCTTTCCGCAGGCTACATCTGAACCAGTGGACATCGCAGGAGACGAGATGGATCTCGCTCGAGCGCTGGGATGCGTGCTCCCGCGATCTCCCTGACCTTTCCGGTCGAATGTGTTTCGGTGGTCTTGATCTTTCATCAACCCTCGACTTAACGGCGTTCGTGCTGCTCTTCCCGCCTATCGAAACGAACGAACCCTACTGGATCTTGCCGACCTTCTTCGCACCCGCAGACGCAGCGAGGGAACGAGAAAGAAACAACAAGCACCGGCTTGATGACTGGGAGCGCCAAGGTCTGATCGTGACTACGCCAGGGCGATCGCTCGACTATAGGGCAGTCGTGGCGGTCATTGATGGACTGGCCCGAAAGTACAACATCCAAGAGATCGCAGTCGATCGCTGGAATATTAACCAGATCAGTAAGGATCTCGAAACGCTCGGCAAGAACAACGGGCGACCCGATTGGCTTGTCGGCTTCGGGCAAGGCTTCGCAGCGATGACCGCACCCTCGAAAGAGTTAGAGGTCTTGGTGCTCTCTGAGAAGATCGCACACGATGGCAACCCGGTACTCAGATGGATGTTTTCAAATGTGCAAGTCGAGCGAGACAACGCAGGCAACATCAAAATGCACAAGGGAAAAGCGGTCGAGAAAATCGATGGCATCGTGGCAACAATTATGGCTTTAGGTCGGGCGCAAGTAAGCAGCTTAAACGCAACCAACATATACGACACCCAAGGAATAACACTACTATGATTGAACGCATAAAAGGCTTTATCTCTCGGGCGCTTTCCCTTAGTGGTGGCAACCTGAAAGACCCTCGCTTGAATGAGCTCTTCGGTGGCGCATCAACTGACTCGGGCGTCAGCGTCACACCCGATACGGCCCTCACCTACTCTGCCGTATATGCTGCGGTCAGGTGCATTGCCGAGTCGGTTTCGAGTCTACCGCTCAACTACTACGAACGCCTGCCGGGTGGTGGCAAGGCACACGCAAAAGCGAACCCGCTGCACACGCTCCTTCATGATGAACCTAATCCCGAGATGAGCTCGCTGCAATGGCGTGAGGCTTCGATGGCGCACTTGTTGCTTCATGGAAATTCTTACTCTGAAATCGTGCGTGACCTCGAGGGCAATGTGGTCGAGCTCTGGCCCATCGACCCGACTATGGTAACGCCCAGGCGCACCGACTCGGGTGAGCTTTACTACGAACTCAACCGGGGAAAGTCCTTCATCACCGCTGGCAATATGTTGCACATCCCCGGTCTGTCGTTCGATGGTATCTCGGGCATCAGCGTGATCGGCCTTGCCCGACAGTCGATCGGGTTATCGATGGCGATTGAAAGCTTCGGTGCTGGATACTTTGGCCGAGGAGCTCGGCCCGGTGGCGTGCTGACTTTCCCTGGTCAACTCTCACCCGAAGCAAGGCAGAACCTTCGCAGATCGTTTGAAGAACTTCATGCCGGTGGTGCAAACTCTCACAGGGTCGCCCTGTTGGAAGCGGGCCTCAAATGGGAAGCCATCGGCGTGCCTCCCGATGACTCGCAGTTCTTGCAGTCGAGAGAGTTTCAAATCATCGAGATCGCCCGCTGGTTTAACCTACCACCGAACAAACTTAAGGATCTTTCCAAGACGAGCTACAACTCCCTCGAACAGATGGAAATCAGCTTCGTCGTGGATACCCTGCGCCCGTGGCTAGTGCGTTGGGAGCAGCAGCTTAATCGCAAAATTATCAGGCCGAAAGACAAGGGGAGTTTCTTTTTCGAGTTTAATGTAGACGGGAAATTACGGGGCGAGATCGCTGCCCGTTATCAGTCGTACTCGGTCGCTCGCAACTGGGGCTGGCTGTCGGTGAACGAGATCCGAGAAAAAGAAAACATGAACCCGATCGAGGGTGGCGATGTGTATATGCAACCCATGAATATGCAATCGATCAACACCGCACCCACGGCAGCGCCTGCAACCGATCCGAGTCTGATGGCAGTGCCCACACCCGAGACCCAAGACCCGACAGCAATCGCAGCACCCGCAGCAGCAGGGGCAGATGTCGCCAGCACCGCATTGAACGGCGCACAGATCACCAGTCTTGTTGACTTGGTTACTCAGGTAGGCATGAAGCTCATCCCGATCGCATCGGCCAAGGCGATTGCAATTGCCTCGTTCCCATTCTTGTCGCAAGCGGTGGTCGATCAAATCTTCAACGGGCTTGACAGCGTGCCCGCACCCGTGGCACCCGTGGCACCCACACCCGCTCGCTCTCATGAGTCGATCATCCTACGCCTTCTTGACGATGCAGGCGAACGCCTTCAAAATGTGGAGTGTAGCGCCGTGAAGCGCTTCGCCAACAAACCAGCAGAGTTCTTAACCAAGCTTGATCACTTCTGTGCCGAGCATCGGGCCCGCGTCGTGAGTGCGTATGCACCCGTCTTGGAAGCGTTTGGCTTGACCACCGATCTCGATGGCCATGTCCAGCGCCACCTCGACCAGTTCCGCTCGACCTGGTTGGACTTCTCAGGCAGTGTGACCGCAGCGAAACTTGCCGAAGCAGTTTCCGAAAAGATCAACACCATGAAAGGGGTCAAAGATGAAAACTAATACGATTGAACGCAGGTTCTCTACCGAACTCCGAGTCGATGTCGCAGCGCAGAAGATCATCGGCTATGCGGCCAAGTACGATCTCTCGAGCGAAGACCTTGGCGGCTTTCGGGAGTTCGTTCGCCCTGGTGCATTCACCCGCTCCCTCGACAGCAACCCCGATGTGAGGGCGCTCATTGATCATAATCCGAGCCTCATCCTCGGGCGCACCGTCTCGGGCACGCTAAGACTTGAATCAGATGCGACAGGGCTCAAGGTTACCATCGACCCGCCTGACACCCAGTATGCTGCCGACTTGATGGCAGTCATGTCTCGGGGTGATGTCTCGCAGATGAGCTTCGCCTTTACGACTTCCGAAGACGCTTGGGATCTGGTGGACGGTAAACGGGTGCGCAGTCTTCTCGCCGTGGAGCTCCACGATGTGAGTGTGGTCACTTACCCCGCCTACCCCGATACCTCGGTGGCAGTTCGCTCGCTCTCGATCTACACCCAGGACGCAATAAGATCAGCGCAACGCATCCGAGAACTTCGCCTGCGTGGTGATCGGTAGTCCAGCAACTTGGACTAAGTCGCTCGCTTAGTTCACGCAAACGCCTTTCCGTGGACTAGGGGTGGGGGAATTCCTCCACCCTACAAAAACCCTAGGAAAATTGACTTTCTGGAAGCTTTCTAACCAACCATATCGTGATTATCCATAATAAAGTGCGTGCTCCCACGAACAATAGGCTACGATAGCAATACGGCGACCGGCGTTTGCCCGGTTGAATGGATCGAAAAAAGGAGCAGAAACATGGATAGTAAGACAAAGATCAACCTTTTGGTTGCAGCGGTGGCGTGCCTGACAGTCAGCTTGATCGTGTCGTGTGTGGTCGTGGTGGTGTTAGTGAAGGGTGGTAACCAACAAATGACCCAAGAGTCGGCAGCGCAGAGCGTGACAGATATGGCGGCGGCGATGAAGAAGAATGCCATCGAGGCCGAGGAGCGGGAAGCGGTTCGCAGAGAGAGCGAGAGAGTTGCGGAAAGAGAACGAGTAAGGATTCAGACTTCCCGAGATAAAACTGACGCAATGTTCAGAGATGCTTATAAGGGTCGTTAACCCTTCCCCCCCGCTCTCCCTAGGCTCGCCTTTACCGGCGGGCCTTTTTTTTGGCACGATGGTTGACGAACTAGGAATCCGTGGTTTAATCGGTCTATCGAAATCAGTGCAGTCTTTACGCACAGTTTCCCGAACTAGGGGCCTGTGCGTTTTTTTATGCTTCTCACCGGAGCAGATGCACGAGTCCTAATAAGCCATATTAGGAAGAAATCCAATGACCGAAATTGAAACCCTGCGCAACCAGCGCACCGCAAAACTAGCTGAAGCCCGAGCTATTCACGCTCACGGCACCACCGAAAAGCGAGAACTAACCCCCGAAGAAGCCGCAGCTTTTGAGGCTTTGGTTTCTCAAGTAGACGAACACGAAGCCCGCATAACTGAGATCGAAGGCGGCGCAGCAGCTCCCGCAGAAGAAGCAGCACCCGAAGAAGCCGCTTCTGCTCGCAGTAATAAACTTGCAAGCTTGGAAGCCTCTTCCAAAAGACCCGCAGTGCGAAGGTCAAGCCCGATCGAAGCGCCTGCGTTTGTGCGCGATTTTGGCGATCGTCAATCAACTTCAGATAGAGCATTGGCCTTACGAGGATGGCTCGGATTTCATAGCGTAAACGGTGCCTCCAATGAACAAAGAAACGCTGCACAGCGCTCTGGCCTAGAACTTGGGAACAATCGCTTGAGCTTTAAGCTCAACGCAAAAGCTCCTAAGACTCAAGCCGAAGCCCGTGCGCAATCTTTGACCGGTTCCGCTGGTGGTTACACTGTGCCACAGGGGTTCATCAATCAGCTCGAAGCTTCTTTGCTGGCGTTCGGCGGGATGCGAGAAGTCGCAACCATCTTAAGGACAGCAGAAGGCAATGACCTGCCAATTCCTACCGTGAGTGATCACAGTAATGTTGGCGCGATCCTTGCTGAAAATACTCAAGTTGCTGAGCAAGATATCACTTTTGCCCAGATCACCATGAAGGCTTATAAGTATTCATCGAAGCTCATCCGAGTTTCGTCTGAACTCTTGCAAGACTCTGCGATTGATTTGGAGTCGTTCATCGGTGGCGCACTTGGGGAGAGGATCGCAAGGATCTTTAATACTCACGCCACAACTGGTGACAATTCCTCAAAACCACAGGGGATCTCGGCATCCGGTGCAGGTAAAACTGCTACCGCTGATGACGCAATCACCTTCGCTGAGTTGCTTGATCTTCAGCATTCGCTCGATCCAGCTTATCGTGCGAACGCCAAATTCATGATGCACGACTCGACCTTCAAGCTTGTGCGAAAACTGGTGGATGATCAGAACAGGCCGATCTTTATGAACGACCTTTCTGCGACTTCTCCTGGTACTTTGTTCGGCGTTCCCGTCGTGATCAACCAGGATGTGGCAACAGTTGCGGCTAGCGCCAAAGTTATATACTACGGTGATTTTTCTAAGTACCTCATTCGAGATGTGCAGGACTTCACACTCTTGCGCCTCGAAGAACGATACGCTGATTACCACCAAGTTGGCTTTGTTGGCTTCTCCCGTCATGATGGTCGCATCCTCGACGCTGGCACTGATCCGATCAAGCATTTAGTAATGGCAGCTAGCTAAACATGAAAGTTAAATTTCATACTTCTGTAGCGGGCTTGTCGTTCACTTATGATGCAAATCTAGTGTACGACCTCCCGCTCGATGAAGCGGCTAATTGCATCCGACTCGGCTGGGCGAGCGCTGAAGAAGCGCTCGTTCCTCCGGTCTCGGAAACCCGACAAATCAAGGCTGAGAAGGCAACCTCGAAAAAACAAAAAGAGAAACGCTAATGTTGACAGTTGTCACTCCTCCAGCGACGGAACCGATCACCCTTGCAGAGATGAAGCTCCACTCGCGCATCGATGGCAACGACGATGACGCTCTGATTAATACGCTCATCACCGCAGCACGACAGCAGCTCGAGCAGATGGCTAGCCATAAAATGGTGACGCAGACTCTTGCGCTTTCGATCGATGACTTCCCCGACTCTGGCATCCTCTACCTCGAGGGCCCAGTGCAATCGGTGAGCTCAATCCAATATTACGACCTCGATGGCAACCTTCAAACTTGGGATGACGAACTTTATCAGGTTGACATCACCTCGAACCCGGGCCGTATCATGCCCGCCTACGATGAGGACTGGCCTGATTACTTAGACGACTACAACTCGATCGTGGTGACTTATGTCGCAGGCTGCGGCAACGCCAACGAAGTCCCAGCGATATTAAAGCAAGCGATCAAGATGCTCGTCGGCCACTGGTACAACCAGCGCGAGACAGTAGGAGAAGCGCAGGGCTACGAAGTGCCCTACGCCGTCGATAACATCGTTAAAATGTTTAGTCGAGGCATTGTCAACTAATGCTAAAAGCTGGCGAATTAACCCAGAGAATAAGCTTTCAGCGTGATGAATCCACTACCGTGGATGATTACGGTCAGGTGACCCGCTCATGGAATACCTACTACACGACCTGGGCGAGTGTTCGCCCGCTCTCAGGCAGGGAGCAAGAGCAGGGCATGGCGAGGCAGGCTTCGATCTCGCACCGTGTTCGTGTGCGTTTTAAAGATGGCATCCTTCACGGTGATCGCATCTCGATGGGTAGTCGCACTCTAGAGATCGTCAGCATCCGCAACATCGATGAGGGCTCATGGGAACTCGAGATCGATGCGATTGAAAGGGGGAACTAATGCCTAGAGCAGCAATCAACATCGACGCTTCCGCCCTTAAAGGTTTGCTCAACCTCATGGAACACATCAACGATAAAGTGAAACGAGCAGGGATCAAGAAGGCTCTTCATGAAGCGGGTGCCCTTATCGTGACCGATGCGAAGAGCAGCGTGCGTCGCAAGTACTCCATCCTTCATGACTCCATCGGATCAAAAGAAAAAGTGGTACTGCGCAAGGGCGCCCAGTTCGGCTACTCGGTTATCGGGGCAGAGCGCAGAGCGGGGCGCATCATTGGTGGCGTCGAGCGCATCCCGACCAAGTACGCTCACTTTGTTGAGTACGGCACCGCAGCGCACCCAACCGGCAAGAACGATCTGACGAATGAAATCTTATTGAAGCGCAAAGGTGCAAAAGCAAAAGCGCAAGGAGCGATTCACCCAGGCTCCGCACCGTTTCCTTTTCTTCGCAGAGCATGGGATAACAACAAGACTAAGGCGATCGATGTGATGGGTAAGATCCTTAACGACACCATCAACGAGGGCGCATCATGAGTGCTAGCAAAGCCCTTCGGGCCCGACTAATCGACGATGCTACGATGTCTGGTTATGTGGGAACTCGCATCTATCCCGGTCGTGCGCCACAAAAGCCGGTCATGCCTTACATTGTTTACCATCGCATCAGCACCATAAGGTCGGCAACGCTCGACGCAGGCAACACGAAGGTGCCCGAAGTTCGCATCCAGTGTGATGTTATTGCAACAACTCAATCGGAAGTTGAAACCATCATGAATCAAATGCGAATCGTGATGGACAACTTTCGCGGCACCTCTTCGGGGGTGGTCGTTCTCGGCGTTAGCGTGAGTGATGAGCAAGACCAGCCCGAGTTTTTTGAAGGCTCGGACACCGTGTTTTATCATTCGTCTTTGGATTTTTCCATCATCTATAGGGAGTCTTAGCTATGGCAGCAGTCTTAACCCAAGGCACGGCAATCTCGATCGGCGGCACCACCCTCACTGGCGTGACCGATATCACACCACCCAGTGCGACCCGTGGCACCGTGGACATCACCAACCTTTTGAGCCCAGACCATGCGAAGGAATACGCTGGCGGTCTGATCGATGGTGGCGAAATGTCTGCAACCGCAATCGTGGGCGTTGGCTCCGCAGCACTCGGCACGATCAGCGCTTACATCGAAGATTACGGCGAAGCAAAAGAATGCATTATCACCCTTGCCGATACTTCGACCATCACCTTTGATGGCATCGTTACGAAGTTCCAAGTCGATGGCGTTGCCACCGGCGACAACACAGTGAAAGCAACTGTGGGCGTTAAACCAGTAGGCAAAATAACCTACGCATTAGATTAAGGAGTTTCACATTTTAGATAAGCAAAAGTTATTAAGTGCAGGAAGTGCATATAAGCTCGGGGAGATCGAAATCCCCGAGCTCGGTGGCAAAGTATTCCTCCGAGTGATTAGCTCCCGTGAGCGTGATCAACTTGAAAGCGAAATCAGTGCGGGCTCGAAGTCGGGCAACCTGTCCAACATCCGAGCCAAGCTCGTGGTGAGATCTATCGCAGATGATCAAGGCAAGCGGATCTTTACCGATGCCGAGGTCGATGCTGTGGGCGAGATGCCTGCGCCTCTTGTGGGGATTCTCTTCGATGCGTGCGCCCGTCATAACGGCATGAGTGGCGGAGCAGTTGAAGACGCAAGAAAAAACTAATCGAGCGTCCGGGGAGGCGGTTTCTATTCCGTCTCGCTGGGCACTTGAAGAAGACCGTCGGTGAACTCCTCGATGGCATGGACGCCCAGGAGTTGACCGAGTGGATGGCTTTCTCAACGATCGAGCCACTTGACGCAGACCGTGCCGACATTCATGCAGCGCAGGTGTGCTCAACGACGGCGAATGTGTGGCGGGGATCTGAGACAAAGGTGCTCGAGGTGAAGGACTTCATCCCGGACTGGTACGGTGAAAACAAGAAAGCCGACAACTTCGCAGGGCTCAAGGCGTGGGCGACAGCGATGGGCACTAAGAAAACCTAGGAGTCGATGATGGCAAAAACTATCGGATCATTAAATGTTTCGATGGGTCTTTCCATAACTGACTTCATCACCAACCTCGACAAAGTTAAAGAGGACATGGGAAGCCTCGAGGCAGTCACTGCCGAGGCCTCGAAACACTTTGATGATGATGTCGCCGGGGTGATGGGCGACGCACTTCATAAGTTCGCCAAGACCTCGAAGTTGGGCGCAGACGATGCTCTCGCCTTTGCGGTGAGCTTGAAGAAGCTCGGCCTTGATGCGGACACGATCACTTCAACCCTAGACAAGTTCGGTAAAGGTATAGGCAAGTTTGCCAAGAACGCAGGCGAAGCGAGCAAGGCATTCGCTGGCATCCTCGGAAAGATCGGCGAGTCCGATAAGGTCTTACTCAAAGATATACAAGCGCTTGAGAGCATGGGCGTGAAAGCGTTCGATGCGATGGCCAAGGAACTTTCCAAGGTCGAAGGCAAAGCAGTCACGACTGCCGAGGTCATGAAGCGGATCGCCTCGGGTGCGATCTCAGGCAAGGATGCTTTGAAACTTCTCACGCAAGGCGGGCAAGCTCCAGTGGGTGGTGGCGATGCCGCCAAGGAATCGCAAGCGAAGAGCAAGCTCGCATCGTTCCTCACCCATGTCGAAACCAAAATCAAGTCCGCTGCCTCATCTATTTTCAAAAGCGTAACCAACCTCATCATGAACCCGGTCACCGCGATCGGGGGCGCTCTCGCCTCTTATGGTGTGTACAAAATCTACGACCGAGCGGTGATGGCTTTTGCCAACACCGAAGAGATCCTGACCCGAATCAAAGGGCTCGCTGGCGAAGCCAATGCCGAGCGTCTTGGTGGCGTGATGGGCGAGATCGCTGATCAGGGGCGCATCGCTCAAGATGCAGTCGGCAAGCTAGCTACCGGGTTCCTCGGCCTCGGGGTCTCGGGTAAAGATGCTGCCACGATGATTGAAAGCTTCGGGCGCACTAGTTTGGTTGCTGGTTCGGGTGCCACGGATGTCTTTAACAAATTAGGGGAAGTCGCTCAGAACATGACCCGCACGGGTCAAGCTTCCAAGGATGATTTCGCAGCGCTCGCAGCGATGGGCCTGCCTGTTTACCAAGCTTTGGCTGATCGATTAAATCTGGTAAACAACACAGCGATCAGCGCTAATGATGCCATGCGTTTGCTTGCTGAAAACAAAGTCGGAACTGGGAGCGCACTCAACGCACTTGCTGGGATGAGTAACAATGCAGATGTGATCAAGCAGGCAGAAGAACAGGCTGGAACACTTAAAGGTATTTACGCCCGACTTGCGGGTGAGGTGCAAGGGTTCTTTACTGAGTTCGGTGCCGACATTGTAGACGCTTTGGATCTCAAAGGTTTTTCAAAAAGCCTCATTGGGTTTATGCAAAGTCTCAGAGCGAACTTTGATTCCCTAACCCCAGCGATCAAAAATATCGGTATGGTGCTCGCCGTGGTTCGAGATGTGTTATTCGATGCGTTCAAGGGTTTGGTGAGTTTCTTCACCACGATGGGCGGGGCCGATGTGGCGGTGGGGAGTATCGACAACATTAGGGCTGTGGTTGTTTCCTTTGCACAGGGCGTAATGGTAGCAATGCAGTCGGTGATGAGTGGGGCAATCACAGTCATCAATGAGATCGTAGCTGCCGTGGGCGGGCTCAAGAAGTTTGCAGCCATCTTTGCAGGTGTGGTAGCAGGCGCCAAGGTTGGAACGCTCGCTGGTTCGTTTGGTGGCGTTACTGCTCTTCCCGCTGCGATCATTGGTGGTGTTGCGGGTGGCCTTTACGCTAATAGCAAGGTAAGTGGTGGTGGCCCTCAGATCGATGCAGAAGCGATCAAAACAAAAATGAATGCCTCCTTTGATGAAATAACGAGACGCATCGGGGGAAGCGGTGGCGAAGCCGGTAATCAGTTCTTAATGGAACTAGAGAACACGATCGTTGAAAGGTCGAAGGGCTTCGCAGATAAGGCCAACCCGTTCCGAAAGTTCTCACTTGCTGGGGTCGACACGCAGATCGATTCATTCTTCTCCTCGCTGACTGCCGCTAATGTAGGGCACACTACTTTCTTAAGCACCTTGCAAGGTGGCGTAGGCTCGACGATCGCTATCCTTCGGCGCGAAATGGAACTTGGAAACCTTACCGCCGAAGAGTTCGCTGCCAAAATGACAAAGCTTTCTGAGGGTGCGATGTCATCGCTAGATGCCAAGCTAAAGGCTGGTATCATCACGAATACACAATACGCCAACGGGATCGCTCTGATCTTCGAGAAGATTGACGCCCTCGATGTTTCTGGCCTCAACGCATTCATGGGCGGTGA